TCGTCCGCTTCACCTGCTGTTGATGGTCTGGCATTATCTTTCTCACCTCCTTGGGCTACAGCTATCTCATCGTTACCCGCAATACTATCTCTAAGAAGTTCATCCACTAAGTTATTAGTCCATTCTCGTTCTTTAAAAAGATCGTACAAATACTTAGTTAACTTATAACCTCCATACAATGTAGCCCCCAGCATACCCAAACTGATACCATTGCGAAGTCGTGTTTTAGCAGCTCGATCAATAATGCCTAAACTTGTACCTTCAAGCTCAACGACTCGCTTTACATCCGTATTGGGTAAATCTACATAATACTGAGTAGTAAACTCATCAGTATCATCAGGAACAACATCCAACAAAAATCCATATTGCATAATAGTTAAGAGATAATTAAAAGATATATGACCCTCGGGAGTGTAAGACGGCTGGTTCTCACTATAATCAACATTAGACTTGGCCATCTCAACAGCTACCAACCACATATCAACAAACTCATCCATAAATTCCATTAATTCAGGGTCAGTAGAATAGCAGTGTAGAAAAGCCCATTTACCTGCTGTATAAGCATCTTGAACAGGCAACTTGATGTCAGGATTCATCTTCTTCCATTTAAAATTGGCTAAGCGTACAAATGTACGGCCGCCTTCTGAATCTACTGTAGTAGTATTACTACTACGAAACAAAGAAGCAAACAATCCTTTCTTGACTTCAGGTTGTGGCAAAGAGGTAATGGTCTCAACTATCGTGTTATTAGCCTCAATGATGGGGACATCATCTGTAGCTATTGGGTTGCGATCGGTAACAAAACACATATCCAAATAATCCCATGTCAAAAGGTGTGGTATATTACCATGCTTCTTTCCAGCCTCAACGAGTGCAGCATGTAAGAGGTCGCGCTCTTTAGTAAACCTCTCAATGCCATAATGGTACCACATCATTAAGGCCATATTAGCATTAACAACGCTGGCAGCATAATCATCATCACTATCTCTAATCCAATTAACCATTTCGTGCAGAGTGCTTTCATCCATAACAGCATGATAGATCATACCATCACGTCTAAAGCCATTCTTCAAGAAAATACAATCTGTGATGGGTTTGCTCTCCAGCATCGCACCACTCTTATCAGCCATAGTGAATGTAATATTGTACAAATCTTTAAGATGTTCAGATATTGTTTTAAAATTATACCATGAAAGTACTTCTCTTTTAATAGAGACAATAGAATCGTCGCCATATGCAACTACACACACAGCATTATAGAAACTTTTC